GGCTGCATATATATACTTTCCTCAATCTATTCCTCTCCTTTCAGTGCCGCCGCAATCGCCTTATACTCCCGCTCTCTTTCCCTTATCTCCATTTCCAATTTGTCAAGCCGCTTAAACAGCTTATTTACCGTGCTGTCTGGCAGCCTTTCCCCTCCACGCACTAAAGCCTTGATTATTTCCAGACTGTCTGTGTCGTTCAGCTCTGCAAGTATCTGTATTTGTTGCGCCTTATGCCGTGCGCTGTGATAGCTGCGGCAGATTTCACTGGCTATCATGTACCGCCCTTTCAAAGCGTTCTATAAATTCCCGCTCTGTCTGCCATGCAAGCGGGTTTTCTACTTCCCGCTCTTCCCAGCACTCGCCCGCTCCCTCGTCCTCGTCAAATATAAAGCGTAAGTATGCGTGCGGGCTTTCCTCGTCCTCGTCTGGTATCAGCGCACTTAAGCTGTAAAATGCTGGTACGCCCTTAAAGCTGTATGTCTGCGGGCTTTCTTCTATCGCCAGCCTCATAATGCCGTAGGCGTTGCTTTCCAGAATAGCGCCCCGCTCTATTACTTGCTGCTTTGTCAGTGTGCAGGCAGCATTACCGCAAAATTCACACATTAGCCGCCCGCTCCTTTCTGTTAATCAGCTGTACCGATATTTCATAAGCCGTGCGCCGCTCCCTGCTGCCGCTGTCGGTATCAATAACCTTTTCATACTGGCGGCTCTGGTATCTCCCCAGCAGCTCTACTGTGTCGCCCTGCTGCCAGCCTGCTACCTCGTCCGCCTGCTCTTGCCAGCAGATGCAGGGAACAAAGCACTTGTTACCCGTCAGCTCATTTTTTACCATTACGGAAATATCCGTAATCCGCTTGCCCCTCGGTGTTGTCCTATAGATAGGCTCATGCGCAATAACTCCCCGTAGCGCTACGTCGTCCTGCATCATAGGATTTTTAACCAGCCCCACAAAGTCCGCCAGAATGAATACCAGCACCTTACCGCTTTCAAAGTCCTTAAGCGTCTGCACTATGCCAGATACAATAACTTTGCTGCCTGCTGTCATAAACTCTTTAAGCGGTCGCCCGTCCCTCTGCTGCCCTACGTCTACTTTTCCGTCCGTAAAGGCTACTATAACCTCGTCCAGCGTTCCCCGTGGGCGTGGCGTTTCAATTTTTGCCAGATAGCCGTTAAAACGCAGCCCGCAAAGCTCCGTAACCTCTTCAATCTCTTTCAGCTCCCCTGCCAGTCCTGCTGCATTGTCCTTGATGCCGCCCGCCGTCAAATCTTCCATAATCGCCGTGTTAATGTCCCGTAAAAAATCTGGCTTATTATCCTGCTCTTTTTTCATGCTTTACTGTTTCCTTTCCGCTGTAATTTTCCAGCATTTCTATTGCCCGCTGGTAGCAGGCTATTTCTGTATCCTCTTTCACTTTGCAGATACAACGCCCTTTTCTTTCGCCCTTATACTCCCAGATTTCAATAAGGTTATTGCCGTATATATCAAAATGGCTATGTTCCCTTAATCCGCAGCTCTTCTGTATCGGTCTGTAAATCTGGTAGAATTTGTGTATAAGCTCCCTGCGTTGCTCGTCGTTCTCTTCCATGCGCCGCCCTCACTTTTCGCAAAAGTATTACTTAATCCTGAATAGGTATTACTTTTTAGACGCCAGCTCGTCACACTTTAGCCGTACATACTCTGCTGCCATGTTCCGCACTTTGTCAGAAAAGCTGCGCCCCGCTACCGCCTCTATGATTTCCATTGTTTCAGTGTCTATTTTTATGCTCTTCTGAATGTTTGCGCCTACGTGCTGATAGTTCCCGTTTTTCCATGTGTACATATTTCTACTCGCTTTCTTTATGAGAAAAAAAGCAGCTGGTATAAGCTCGTAGCCGTCAATATCTTCATTTTCCAGCGGCTTATCATACTCAATGTATCCCCACGCCAGCCGCCCTATCTCTGTCACGTATTGCCGCTCATTGAAATTGTGAATAAGCATAGCTGGGTTATCCTTTGGCTTTGGATACGTTCCCGCTGATACTGGGCGCTGTGTGCTGTAATATTTGTATTTCACTCTCTTACCTCGCTTTCGTGTACCCCGTGCTGCTGGTATCCCTCTAAATACCCCGCACATTCAATATCAATCTGCTTTCCGTCCCTGCCGTCGCTGTTTATCTTGATTTCTCCGTAATACGCATAAATACAGCAGCCGTCATAATCATATACTCTTATGCTGCCCTCTGTAGCTGGCTCTGGTGTTTCAATAACCAGCGGCTCTGCCTGCTGCCTCTGTACTGCTGCCTCTTTATCAGTCTGCGGGTATGTATGCTGCCCTCTCCACCAGATAAATACAAAAAACAGTATCAGCCCTGCTACGCAAGCTGCCACGCCTGCTGCCGCCCGTATCAGTCCTTTAAGTATCTGGTTTTCCCGTTTGTGTCGCCTCATTGCCTACCTCGCTTTCTGTGTCTACCCTCTATGCTTAACCGCTGTTTTTCCTCTTCCCAGTCAAAATAAGTACACGCAATACAGCGCTTGCACTGCTCTATAGGCTCGTCGTCAAATTCTTTGCCAAATCCCAGACAAGCGCCGCTACCGTCCACGCCTGCTACCCCGCACTTCTTTTGCAGGCTGCATTTTTCTATACGCCTGCTTATGCGGCAACTTTTACAGATAACCTTTTTACCCGTCGTGCAACCCTCTTGACGTGCAAAGTACGCCGCCCAGCCCCTACTTACTCCACCCGTCCTGCCTGCATTTTTAAAGGCTACTATCTGCTCGCCGCATATATCGCAGTATACCTCTGTTCGTACTTCCCTATATATTGCCATTGCCCGCCTCACTTTCTGTCGTTTCATGCAGTATCATTTTTCTAAACAGACTTTCAAATATCGGTACGGGTATGCTATTGCCAGCCTGCTTATAAAGAGGCATTGTATAGCGCCCTACCCTCTTATGCACTGCTGCCGCTGCTTTAAAATCTGCATCTGTATAGCCCTGCAATCGCCAGCACTCTAGCTCTGTCAGATACCTATAGCGCCCGTTACCCATATCTATTACTTGTGCTGGCGTTCTGTCCTGCCTTGCAGTAATTGTAAAAGCGTAATCCTCTATTACTGTTGCCCGCCGTATTCCCTTTTTGCCTATTGCCTCTAAAACGCTTGGCTGCGTCACGTCATATACTGGCGGCGCATCTGATAACAGAAAATCGCTTATATTCCTCATAGGCGTTTTAATTAAATCATCAAAAGAAAATTTTTCATTCCCCAGTACCGATACTGTAAAAACTCTTTCCCTTGCCTGCGGCAGCCCAAACTCCCTAGCGTCCAGTATCTCAAAATTATTGCTATATCCTAGCCGCTCCATTTCCGATAAATACCGATTGAAATTTACCCGCATATAACGGCTCAATACATTTTTCACGTTTTCCCAGATAACGTACTTTGGTTTCCATTCCCCCATTTGCTCTATGATGTGAATGGTTTCCCACATAAGGCTTGAACGTGTCCCGCTCCCCTTGTCCGCTCCTTTTCCACGGTTTATGCGTCCTGCCTCTGCCGTCGCTTTCCCTTGATGCCCTGCTATGCTGAAATCTTGGCACGGGCTACCATGTATCAAAATGTCTGGCTTTAAGTTCCAGCCTACTACGCTCTGTGTCTTATACTCCAATTCATCAGAAAACATAGCATTGTAAGAGCGTACCGCCTTTTCGTCTATCTCCACATAATCAATGGCTTTTACGGGTATACCTATATTTCGCAGTGCGCAGCGTGGGCTACCTATTCCTCCGAAAAGCTCCAATATCTGTACCATTTCCTGCCTACCTCTCTTCTGTTTGGGCGGTAGTCAACATTACAACCGCTACCGCCCACCGTGATATATTTTCCTTGCCTTGCCAAATCCCTTAAACCTTTCCTTGCGGCGGCGCTCTCTGTCTTTCCATGCCGCTATACTCCTGCTCTGGCGTATTTATTTACCGTGTGGGCTGCTTTTCACATTAAAAAGCCGCAGAAAACTTGTTGACCGTCCACATACTCTCTAGCTGGTATGACCGCTGCTATTTTTCCACGGTATCCAGATGCAGCTATTAGCCTGCTGCCCTCTGGTGCAGGCTCGCCATGCCTGCTACCAAAACCGCCCTGCTGGAATTGAACCAGCGCCCCGCTATAGGCTTGTACTGCTATAGTCAGTTTTAACAAGCTCGGTATTCTGCCATTAAATTAAGGGCGGGTGCTGGCGGCGCTGCCGCCTATTCGTCAAATATGCTTAACTGCCTATTTTCCTGCCTTATGTCCTCGTCTATGTCGTCTATATCCATACATTCATTGAAAACGCTTTGCAGGCTCTTTGCCTTTTTCCATGTGTGCTGTATCTTCATTTCTGCCCGTACATACTCTGCCGCCATTTCTGGGTATCTCTTCATATTCTCTGCGGCGTGGCGCTCTGGCATAAACATACAAAACAT